CGCCTTCCAACCTTTACTGTTCATAGCTTCATGACCAGCATTGGTGGCATCTGGATCATATATAGAGTTACCTCGCATATGCAAAATCACACTACTGGATCCATTGGCGTTGGCCAAGTTACCATGTTCCTGATATGAAAACTTCGTCCACAATTCATCGGGCACAGACACATTTCGGATCTTACTCTGAGTTATTCTTCTTGTTGGTCCATGTCGTCTCCGTAGTCCTCCTTTAAAGCGTCTTCTAAACAGTCTCTTAGTTCCGCCACCTCTTTTCTTAAAGCCCGAACCTCGACGAGTAGCTCTTCTAAACACCATTGTTTGATATCAACAGACTCCATTCTAACAACAAAATTTATTATTCTAACAACCCTTCCACGCGATCCTGATCCGGATCATACACGTCCCAAACTACAGCTCCTTCGGAAACCAAGGGAGTAACCTCTGCGGAGGCACTTGAGACAGAGTACTTGCTTCTTCTGACTTCTGGCACTGTTGGATCCCTCATTTTGCGATCGTTGGGCAACCTCGGCAACATGTGGCGATATTCTGGGCGAAACCAATAAGTGACATTTGCTTTGTCTTCGATGTACTTGGTGCGAAAGTACTCGCTCTTCCAACTTGTGACTGGCAAGCAATTCTTCTCGCTCAATTGCATTCCTAATAATGCACATACTTGAAACTTGTTCCTAGCCTTGAACAAATATAAAAGCATATGGACATGCTCACGTCCAGTGGTCGGTGCAACATCCTTAGTCCAAAAAGCGTTGTTGATGTTCTCTCTCTCCTTCGTCAAACGCGTGTTCGCAAACTTCTTGAGGAAATATTGATCCCAAGGACCTTCCGCTTGCATATCGGAAATGAACCATACGATGCACTTGTCTTTCTTACGAGGGAGAATTCCTGTTCTTTTCTTAATTTCTTCACTCGCCGTACCAATAGAGGCCCCCTGCAAGGGCACATTGTTTGTTTGATCCGCCTCAGCATACTCGATGCGTTTGGTTTGCAAATGTTGTTGTAAATTTGCAAATAAGCGATCTCGTCGGTCCTGTGAATTCATCACTGCTAATTGCAAATAAGAGATTAATCGGTCAGAAAACGCGCAACTTGATCTATTTTTAGATCCTCCCGCGCACTACTAACCCTAAACGGCGCACTTTTACTAACCCCTAAACCCTAATTTTAGGGTCTATCAGGCGGATAACCCTAACCCTAACCCTAACCCTAAGACCTAACCCTAACCCTAACCCTAGGTTTCATAGTAGGTGTGCTGCGTGGGGCAGGGGCCCCCACGCTAAGTACAGAAGGCAGAGTCTCCCCAGCAATTAGAGGTTAAGGGTGGCTGATAAGGCAGTTTGGGGTTTGGTACAGAAGGCAACTAGGGTATAGCGAAAAAAGTACACAAGCTTTGAATCAACATTTATTAAAACAGAGAATTAACGTACACCAGAAGGACCTTTATCAACCAAATCAGTAGCATCCTCACCTGTGGATCCAGTAGCACCAGTACCAGACTGAGGGGCATCCACACGCTTAAATAACTTAGTATAATATTTCATTTTGACCCTGTAATCAACACTGACATTAGCTGCAGTAGTGCTGTACTGAGTGTCAGCGACTGCGATCGCCCAATACCAATTATACCCTGAAGCAGGATTACTGGATCCAATCGTTCCCCAGAAGACATCCTCATTACTTGGCTTCTTATGACCAAATACTTTGGCAGTAGTATGGTATCTTTTGAACCTTACTCTGGCAGTACCTCCAGCCGCGATCGATAACATTTTTGTTGATGCATAAGGCTGCTCTTGGATTTGGTTTGCAATAACAGAATTCGGACTCCAAATATCAATCCCAGGCAGGATCGTTACCTGACAAGTACGATCAGTCTTCAAATTCACTATTTCAATTTCAATACTTGATGCAGCAACATAATACAAACTGTACATCGCCTTCCAACCTTTACTGTTCATAGCTTCATGACCAGCATTGGTGGCATCTGGATCATATATAGAGTTACCTCGCATATGCAAAATCACACTACTGGATCCATTGGCGTTGGCCAAGTTACCATGTTCCTGATATGAAAACTTCGTCCACAATTCATCGGGCACAGACACATTTCGGATCTTACTCTGAGTTATTCTTCTTGTAGGTCCGTGTCGTCGTACTCTTCCTTTAGCATATCTTCGAAAGCGTCTCTTAATTCCATGACCTCTCTTCTTAAAGCCCGAACCTCGACGAGAAGCTCTTCTAAACACCATTGTTTGATATCAACACACTCCATTCTAACAACAAATTTTATTATTCTAATAACCCTTCCACGCGATCCTGATCCGGATCATACACGTCCCAAACTACACCTCCTTCGGAAACCAAGGGAGTAACCTCTTCTGAGGCACTTGAGACAGAGTACTTGCTTCTTCTGACCTCTGGCACTGTCGGATCCCTCATTTTGCGATCGTTGGGCAACTTCGGCAACATGTGGCGATATTCTGGTCGAAACCAATAAGTGACATTTGCTTTGTCTTCGATGTACTTGGTGCGATTGTACTCGCTCTTCCAACTTGTGACTGGCAAGCAATTCTTCTCGCTCAATTGCATTCCTAATAACGCACATACTTGAAACTTGTTTCTAGGTTTGAACAAATATAAAAGCATATGCACATGCTCACGTCCAGTGGTCGGTGCAACATCGTTAGTCCAAAAAGCGTTGTTGATGTTGTCTCTTTCTTTCGTCAACTTGGTCTTCGCAAACTTCTTGAGGAAATATTGATCCCAAGGCCCTTCTGCTTTCATATCGGATATGAACCATACCAGGGCTTTGTCTTTCTTACGAGGGAGAATTCCTGTTCTTTTCTTGATTTCTTCACTCGCCGCACCAATAGAGGCCCCCTGCAAGGGCACATTGTTTGTTTCTTCCCCCCTGGCATAGTCGATCCTTTTGTTTTGCAAATGTTGTTGTAAATTGCAAATAATCAAATCTCGTCGGTCCTGTGAATTCATCGCTGCTAATTGCAAATAAGAGATTAATCAGTGAGAAGACGCGCAAAGTGATCTATTTTTAGACTCTTTGGCGCACTTGGATCGCCGCCGGGGGCCGGGGGGTGCCGCCGCCGGGGCCGCTGGGTGCCGCCGCCGGCCATACAGGTAAGTATGGTATCCAGATGGCATCAAGTGGCATCCCGCCAGGGTGCCACTTGGATGCTATCGGTGGGCCCCAGGTCGCGTATGCCCGCGACCGTCGGGGGTGGGGGCCGCCGCCGCCGGGCCGCCGCCGCCGGGAGCCGCCCGAACACAAGACTCAGACTTTCTTTGTAAGATTTATTAAAATAAAGAATTAACGTACACCAGAAGGACCTTTATCAACCAAATCAGTAGCATCCTCACCTGTGGATCCAGTAGCACCTGTACCAGACTGAGGGGCATCCACACGCTTAAATAATTTAGTATAATATTTCATTTTGACCCTGTAATCAACATTGACATTAGCTGCAGTAGTGCTGTACTGAGTGTCAGCGACTGCGATCGCCCAATACCAATTATATCCTGCACCAGGATTACTGGATCCAATTGTTCCCCAGAAGACATCCTCATTACTTGGCTTCTTATGACCAAATACTTTGGCAGTAGTATGGTATCTTTTGAACCTTACTCTGGCACTTCCTCCAGTCGCAATCGATAACATTTTTGTTGACGCATAAGGCTGCTCTTGCATTTGGTTCGCAATAACAGAATTTGGACTCCAAATATCAATTCCCGGGAGGATTGTTACTTGACACGTTCTAGTTGTACTCAAATTCACTATTTCAATTTCAATACTTGATGCAGCAACATAATACAAACTGTACAACGCCTTCCAACCTTTACTGTTCATAGCTTCATGACCAGCATTGGTGGCATCTGGATCATATATAGAGTTACCTCGCATATGCAAAATCACACTACTGGATCCATTGGCGTTGGCCAAGTTA